TTATTTTTTTAAATTTTCGATGGATCCATTTTCTTCAATAATTTTGTTTTTGATTAATGCCCCTCTCTCGTTGAAAGCATATTGCTTGCCGTCAATGTTTCTAACATAATTGAGGTCGCAAACTCCCCAATCGTTAAAGTAGAATGTTTCTTCGCCAATAGTCAACCATTTTTCGCAAAGCATTTTACAGTCTTTGTCAAAGTAATACCATTCGCCTTTATATTTTAACCATTTTTCACAATAAGCATAGCCCTCACTATCAAAGTAGTACCATTCGCCATTGATTTTAGACCAACTGCTTTTCGCATAGTCGCCGTTTGGTAGTCTATACCACCATTTGCCCGTTTCTTCTTCATATCGCCAACCTATCGGCTCGTTACTTCCGTTTAGATAGCCTTTAACTTTTTCAACAAAATGGCTCCAACAAATGCCATTTTTACAAGCTCTTATTTGCTCTGGACAATTCTTGCCAGTCCAGTAGTTGTGTTGAACCATTTTACTAATATCAATATTTTCTTCTTTTAAAATTAATGCAGCAAGTTTTGCTCCGTTTTCGACTGACTGGTTATAGTCACCGTCAGAGTTTACACAAATTTCTATTGAAATACTTTCTGTGTTTCCTTTACCTCTGCCATCTCCTGCGTGCCATATTTTAAAACTATGGTCGTGAGTTTGTATAGCAAATTCATCATCTACTTGCCAATGCCAGCCATATCCTACACCACCTCTAGCTTGTAGGTTGTGATGTGCTTTTGCATTAGAGCCAGGGTCTGTGTTTCCTGTTTGGTGAATAGTCAAATAATTTCGAGGATTTCCTCTGCCAAAGCTGACTCTATTTGATACACTATCAGGAACTATAAGTCTTTCTATTTTCATAATTTTACTCCTTTAAAGATTGCTATACTTTTCTTTCGTATAGTTAATTCTTTGATTTAATGCCTCTCTATAAGCCTTCATATGCTCATACTGATTAATTAAAAGCTGTTTTTCTCTTTTATCTAGTTCTTTTGTTTTTAAAGCCTTTTCTAATTTAATAATTTTTGTATCAAGCTCATTATATTCTTGATACATTCTACTTAAAAAATCCAATTTCATATTTTTCCCTTTCTTTGCATTAAAAAAGCAACTATCATTTTTGATAATTGCTTTATGTTTTTTATCCATGATTATAAGCTGAATGGTCAAAATCAAAACCTAATACATGAAATACACAGTCGTTTAATTCAGATTTTTGTCCTATAATTCTATATTTTTGATTAGCAAATCTAATTGAAATTAATTTATCGTCTTTAGATAAATTAATTTTGTTAACATTAAAATTAAAATCTTTGTATTCTATAGTTTCTAACCCTGATATTTTAGGTTTCGAAAAAAATTATCTCCAAGAAGAATTTGACATAGTGATTATTTTTTCGTATAAATATCTATACACTTCGTTTCTCTCGTTATCGGTATTAAAATAATTAAAATTATAGTTTTTATTATTTGTTAAATATCTAAAACAAAAAACAGGATGAGTTATTTTATTATCTTTAGAATTTACAATAACATCATTCTTTTTTAAATTATTAATTTTCTTTGACATAATGTTTTTTAAAATAATCAGAAATACTTTCTATGCTAATGACACTATTTCTATCAGTTTCAATCCATGGCGTTTCAGAATGTGTCATATTTCTAAGCCCCCAAGCTGAATATTTTCCGAAAACATCATAAATATCAACTAAGAGATTAATTGTATCATCATCAATACTAGTACTTTCTTTAAATTCAGTAATACCACTTGATCCAAATTTCTTAAATTCATAATATACATCTTCAACTACAGGTCCATGTGCCCAAGCAACAATATCATCTTCAAACAAACGTTCATTTTTTATTGCTAAAAAACACCCTTGTGCATAATATAACAACTTCTGTAATTTTAGATTACTTATATCATCAGTATCTTCATTTTCAAAATCTCTTAAAGATTTATTATAATTCAAAAACCAATTTGCTATTTCTAAAGCTTTGTACATCTTAAAACCTCCTTTAATCTATAAAGTACTATCAGTTTTACAATTTTATTATACCCGATTAACTAAAAATTTACAATACATTTTGTAATGTATTTTTCTTTTTTGTGTAATATTTTTAACGTTTTATGAAAATATACTATATATAGAAATTAGCATTTAATTTATACTGAATATAGAGTGATTATAAAATAACCACTCTATTTCTTGTTTAAAACTCTGTCGCTATCTTTGACCCCGTCTGTTGTTGGGTCAACTAAAATTCCAAGTCCAGCTAAAATATTTACGACAAGCATTACTACTTGTAAAGTTTGGTCCTGTGTTACTTTTGGTACAATTTCAAATTGTGCCAACATTTGATACACAAAAGCTATTACAGTTGTCATCATAGTAACGATAAAAGTTTTATTTTTTAATCTGATTTTTAAATTTAAGCTTTTCATATTTTTTATTCTCCTTTTTTCTTTATCTGTTTTTTATTGGTACGTTAAAAGCTTTGTCAATAACTCTGTCAACAATACCGTTCCCGTCTAAGTCTTTATAGTTTTTATAAAGTTTTCTTAGTTCTTCTATTTCGTCTTCATAAATAAAACCTTGACTATTTGCTTTATTTACTAAATCTAGTATATCCTTTCTCAAAAGGCATGTTATCCCATTAGTTTGATTTTCTTGTAGCTTTAAGATTTTACGAATCGGAGCACCTAATGTTCTAATTAATGCAAGTGCACTTCCAATTATACTTAAACTTATTGCCACTGTATTCATATCCACAATTTCATTCCCTACCTTTCTGTAAACACAGTAAACTATAGCTAAATTTTGCTTTTTCCCTATTTTTCTTGTAACTTCTCTTCTAGTTGTTCCACTCTTTCTGTAAGTTCTTGAATGGCTTTGACTGCTAAGTTTAGTAGTCTAAACTCATCAATGTTTTTTGTTCCTTCTTTTCCGTTCTCATAAACCAAACTAGAATCTAACTCCTGGAGCTCATCAGCTACTAACCCACAATTTGTATGTGGCTTTCTGTATCCAAATCTATTAGCTTTCCAATCAAAAGAATAGAATTGTAGTCTTTTAATGAAGTCTAATGAGTTAAAATTTGATGAAACAATGTTCTCTTTTAGTCTTTTGTCTGAAGCTGTGCTATCTACCTGAACCCAAAGGTCTCCTGTTGAAGTTCCATCATTAAAATAGATGTCCCTCCCATTGCTAGCTAATCCAATAAATGAAATTTGATACAGCCCGGAAACCGGGTTACCCTTATAAAAGTTTGATATTATTGGGCTGCCTTGTATTATACTACCATTATATCTATTAGCAATGTCTGCTCTTCCAGCAACTGTTAGAAGAATATCTGAGCTGGTTTCGACCGTGTTACCTGATTTAGTAAAGTCTGAATTATTATAAATATAAAGGCCTTTAGGAGCAAGCCCTTCTTTGAGTCCTCGCACTTGTAATCCAACTCCGTATATAGCGTCCATATTAGCTGGAGCATTTATTTGCAGACCTTGTTGGATAGGTCTTAAATAGCCGTGATTACCTAATTTAATTGTTGTCCCCTGTAAAGTTGAACCTATTATAGTTCCTGATTGAATTTTATCACCAGATATTTTTGTACTAGATCCATTTAGTGCATTTACTATTAAATCTCCAGTTATATCAATTTTGTTTCCTTTTATTTTTACACCTTCAGAACTTGCATTAATACTTGTTACAACTTCATCTTTTGTTACTAATTTTTCTGGATCAAAAAACTCTGCTTTATATGCACCTTCATAAATTCTAAAATTAGAAACTTCTGTCTCAGAGCCTAACGGATATAAGTTTACATAGTTAGATTCCCTTTCAAATTCACAAGTCCATACCATAGTACCATTTTTTAACGTTTTTGTTGTGCTATTTCGATTTTTAGCGTTATAGATGAAAATGAGCTTATCTTTTTCAGTGGTTTTCACATCGACAGCAATGGTATATAAAGTGTTAGTTTTTACATTCTCACTTAAAATGAATTTTAAATCATTTCCTTTTAGTGTTTCATTTTTTGTATAGAGATTTTTCTTGTTTATTTTATTTTCAATTTCTGTAACTTTAGAAACTGTTACATTCCAATTATCGCTAGTTTGCTCGACTTTTGTTTGAGTTTCTTCTAATTTTCGTTGAAAAATTCCTAACGATTCAAGCATTTCATTTTTATCAACTTTATGCTCTACAACAGAAGTTATACTATCTTTTAACTGCTTTATTTCACTGTGATATTCTTCTTTACTAACTCCAATTTCGTCTACATGAGGACTCCAAGCAGTAGCCACATTGCCCTCTTCTAATTTTAACTTTTTACATGCCAGTTTGATTATTTCAGGTCTTCCCGTTCCTTCTTCTACGCCAAAGCCCAAATAAGGGACGCTGTCAACATTACAAACTATTCTTTTGTATTCATTAGGTTTCAGTAGTATTTTAGTTTCTGGGGTACTACTGCCAGAACCTGTGAAAATCAAATTAAAGTTATTTAAGTTTAAACAGTCAAAAGAAATTATATAATCCTGATTTAATTTTAACTCTTGGTTTTGGATGTGTTGTATATGATTATTAATTTCATATGACAATATAGTATCCATCATAGTATACTTTTCCCAGTTAAAATTACTAAATTCTACGACATCATAGCCCTCCCAATCATTGTAATTGCTATGATAATTGATGTCGGCAAAATCCTCAATTCTTTTTGTGGTTTCGTCTCCAGCTACTGTCCAACCACTCCCCAATTCTTCATCGTTTTTTGTAAAAAAACGCTCTGAGTGCTTAGCTAAGTTATTGCCCCCGACTTGGATGTTATGAATCGAATCGCTAACTTTAGTGTTTATGCTCACATTACTTGACAAGTCTAAGCTTTGCCCTACGTCAGAAGCAAGTTTATTTGCTGTTATTGAATTGGCTCCTATAAAATCAGTATTAAAGGTTCCATCTATAGTCCAAGCGTATGAATAAGGACCTTGTATTCCTGTTTTTGAATAACCTATGCCGTTTTTGTTGAACTGCCAAACCTTAGTAGCTGTTTCTTCGTTGTCAGTATCCAGTACAAGCATTCTATCTTTATAATATTTGACAAAACCACCAAAACCACTATTAATCAAATCAGTAGCAAAATTCTTATATTTTTCAAGAATTGATGTATCTAACTCTTTTTTTAAATCTTCAACTTTACTTAAGGCAATAGTACCAGAATTTATAGAGTTGCTAATCATATTAGTATCTTCTCCTAATGTTATGAAAATATATCTATCTTCAATAGGGTCATATCTATAAGATGTAACTTGCTTTTTAAAGTTCAAATCTAGAGGTCCGTGTATTATAGTAACGGTATCTCCGATATATACGGATTCTAGTTGTTTGTATTTTACATATTGTAATGTTTGAGATAAATCAACAAAGTTAACATCAGCGGTCACTTTTGGCCTATCAGATTTCTTCAAAAACTCTTGAGCTCTTAGTCTAAGAAGATTAATAGCATCTTCATGATTCATAGCATCTTTTTCATCTTTGTTTAATGCTTTTGATTTAATATCATCAAACTTTATTTTTCTTATGCTAATAGTTGGATACTCTGTAATAAGAGGGCTATCAATATATTTTTCGGGTAAAAATAAATTATCAAAACCTTGAGGCATTACTCTTGTAATAATATCTCTATAATCTTCTTTAAATTTTAAACCAACTAAATTCTTTTTATACTTTATCTTAACACCTCTATCCGATCCAACACTTTTAAGCCAGTTTATATTAAAATTATCTCTTTCAAATTGGCCTCCTGCTCGGTTAAGAAAGGAGTTTTCAGAGGTTCCTAGTAAGGCAGCTAATACATTCTCTCTTACTATTCTAGAGCTAAAAGGTCCTTGTATATCACTAGAACCTTTAAAATTATGCGGAATTGCCGTCTTTTCTAGTAGTTGCTTTATCGCTCCGTCTCCGCCCTTGTTTTGGATAAAAGTATCTTCGATAAAATTATCCGCTAAATCATAAGAAATATGAAGAGCATGTACAGTAATTCCACTTAAAGAATCATCTTTTTCAATGCTTTTTATTCTAAAAGCTTGATAATTTTTAGGACCCTTTGCGAATACAATTCTGCCAGCTTTTATTTCATCAAATAGTTTCCCATTTAATGGATAAAAAAATGACATATCATATATGCCATTAATCGTTTCAGATATTATTGGATTAACAATATCTTTTAGTACTCCAAGACCTCTAGTAGAAAAGTCTTTTTCGTTTTCGCTAAATAATATAATCTTATTCATTATATCTCCCTCCAATTTGGAATCAATATCACTTCTGATAAATTCCCAGTAAACTTTAATTCTGTAGTTTTATTTGCATCTAAATAAAAAGTATCTCCTGTAGCTTTGTTATCATAGTTTACATTATTTCTATGAATTACATCAGCCTCACAATCTATATCCACATAATCTGTAATATCTTTAATACTTAAAATTTGAATTCCATTTTTTATAATACCTATTGTTCCTGTTCCTTTTATTTTTAAAAATGGATAAGCCTTAGCATTATAATCATTTTTTAAGCTCAAAGTACTAGACCCTATAATTTTACTCTTTCCAGATACTAGATATTTATGTGGATCTAAAGACATATTTATAGAAAAAGCTAAAAGTACTCCATCATCTAAGACTTCTTTAATATCAATAGCTGTAACTCTATATTTCCAAAATCTATCAGGACTAGTTTCAAATTTTAGCTCACCTGTGGTACCAAAATAATCTATAAGTTCAGTTCTTTTACACTCAGCATGACCTATAAGCATTATAGGAATATTCTGGTATGTCCCTCTGTCAATTATAAGAGATCCATCTCTTCCGCTAACAAATTTTTCCTCAACATTTCGCACAGGTTTAGGAATTGAGGGCAATTCACTAAAAACTATTTTTAAATCACTACAATTTTTATCATTTATAAGTATCAAGCCATTTGCCCCCTTCCTATATTCTGCCTCTTAAGCTCATCTCCTATACGTCTAACTAGATTTCTAACATCTTCTTTAGTATTATTCTCAACTTTTTCAATGTTAATACTTATATTACCTTTACCTCCGGAAGAATATTCTTTATTTTCTTTTTCTGTTAGTACTCTTTCCCCTCTATGAAGATGTGCTCTATAACCGTCATGAGGTACATATTCTATACCGCTCGCATGGTATGAAGGTGCAACACTAGGATTACGGTCGTATTTACCTCTATAAATGGATTCATAAATTTGTTGAGTAACCTCTCTTCTTGTTATAGTATAAGACTTGTTTTCATAACGAATATTATTTAATTCATCTGCTGTTCTCTTTGCCCCACCTGTAAGTTTACTAAAAAAGCTCAATTGTTTTCCAGTTTCAAGATTTATTTGAGACGTAAGTTCTGGGAAAGCTTCGTATAATTTCTTTAACCCACGATTTCTTATATTATCGCATTGTTGTATCATTTGAGCCTTATAATAGTCAGCATCCTGAACCATAGTATCATAATTTCTTTTTTGCTCTGCTGATAACTCTCTTCCGGAAGCCTCAATATTTGTCTTATAATCTATAGCTGCGTCCATTCTTTTTTTATACTCGTCTTCTGCCGCTTGTATACCTTTATCTCTTTCTTCATTAAACTTCTTTATTGTGTCTTCAATTGTTTTTGAAGTTATTTTTGCCTTATTTTTTGAAAGATTTTCAAGCAACAATTCTTGTTCGTTTTTACTCCTTGTAACGGCTCTTATTTCCTCGTTTGCTAACTCTTCATAAATTTCTTCTATTCTTTCTTTCTCTTCTTGTGAATTCTCTATGCCTTTATTTTTAATCTCTTCATAAAGTTTAATCAACTCATCTTTTAGTTCTGTTACCTTATTAACTCTTTCGGTAGCTAGACTATTTGTATCATCTAAGATTTGTTGTTTTTGTTCTGCAGTTAAAGTAGTAGACATAGAAAAGATTTCTTGATATTTTGAGATAGTTTCATCTTTCTGAGTATTTATATCTTGGATTACCTTATCCGCCATTTGGCTTGTAAGCGTCGTAACCTGTTGCACCCCTTCAGAAGTCATAGGGATAATACCGGCGTACAATTCTGTGGTTGCTAGCTTTGCTTTATCTGACAATTCAAAAAAAGCTTCCGCTTTCTTTTTAGTTTCTTCTGACAATTTCAAGGTAGTTTTTTCAGAGCTTTGAATAATTTGACCGTTTGCACTCTCAACTTCAATACTCGTAGTCTTAACAACGTCTGCAAAATGATTTGCAGCGGGAGTTGCTTTTTCTTCAAAGCCTTTATAAATTGCGTATCCGCCTGCTGCAACACCTAGTGCAATTAACCCCCAAGGTGTAGCTGAAGCTGCTGCACTTGCAATTGCTGAACCTGTTCCCGCTAATGCTGTACCCATACCTGTAGTAGCTGTTGTTGCGACAGTAGCTGTTGTTGCAACTGACTTAAAGCCTAAACCAAATAAGGATAATCCTGTTTTAGCTAGTTCGTATGCTTTTGGTAGTTTACTTGCAGCAGTTAAAATTCCTCCTAAACCCTTTATAAGTGGACCTGCTGCAATTAACCCCACACCCCATTTTAGATATAAGGATTGAGTAGCGTCATCAAGAGAAGTAAACCAATCTACACCTTTTTCTATTTTTACAAATACTTTTTCAAGAACAGGTAGTATTTTAGCTCCCATTTCAATAGCTTTATTTTTTACTCTGTTTAGCGCCCTAGCAAATCTTTCGGCTGGAGTAGCGTCTATTTTGTCAAAAGCTTGTTGAGTTGCCCCAACGCTCTTTTCCATTTCTGCTAGGATTTCATTATATTCTTTACCTTCTTGATTTGCTAAAACCAATGCAGCAGAACCTGCTTCAACCGAACCGAACATATCTTTTAATGTTTTACCATTCTTTTGTGCATATTGAGAAAGCATATTTAAGATTTCAGATGTACTCTTTCCTTCTGCTTTAAGCTCAGCAAATCCCTTTTTAGTTAGCTTTCTTAAAGCCTTGTCAGTATCCGAACCAGACTTCGTAATTTCTGATAACATAGACTTTAGGTAAGTTCCAGCCTCAGCCGTTGCAATACCATTTTTAGTAAGTACTGCATAAGATGTAGACAATTCCGTTATGTTAAAGTTAGCACTAGAAGCAATTGGGATAACTTTACCCATACTAGATGCCAACTCATCTACAGTTGTTTTACCTAAATTCTGTGTAGTTATAAGTAAATCAGATATTTTTGTAGTATCTTCAGCTTTTAGCTTATATCCATTTAGTGCTGTTGTTAAAACGTCAACCGCCTTAGCACCTGAAGTGAAACCACCCTTTGCAAGTTTCATAGCCTCAGTGGTAAAACCTATTGCTTTTGTCTGATCTACACCTGCAGATATAGAACCATAAACAGATTCAGCAAATTCATTAACGGCTATATTTGCGTCAGAAGAAGCTTTCAAAATATCTTTCTTGTATTGATTATAATCAACTTGATTCTTATCTAAAAGCGTTGATACTTTAGCAAAACTAGATTCAAAATCTATTGTCATTTTAGTTGCAGCGGTTGCTAAACCTAGAAGAGGAAGTGAAACAAACTTTGTTAGGTTTCCCCCTAATTTGCTTAGACTAGCTCCAGTATCGCCAAGTCTAGAAAAAGTTCCATTAATTTTTTTTGCTTCTGAATCAATTAGCATCCCAGCTTTTTTCATTCCAGAAGCAACTTTATCTGATTTTACAATAATCTCTGTAGAAATCGGAGGAAGTCCTATAGTTCCTGTACTCATTGTTTAGCCCCCCTTTCTCTAATTTTCTTTAAGTCAGGCTTAGTCTGACTTAGTCTCCAAAAGTCTTTTAAAGCTTCTCTACCACCTTCAGTAGAATTCATTGAGTATATCCAACTATCCCTTTTTATTAATAAATAAATAGGTAAAGGGAGGAGGTTTAAGTCAAATATAGAGCACTTAGCATATTCGCTCATACGCTTTTGCTCACCCGTAATTTGCATAAACTCCTCCTCCCATTTTTCATAACCAAAGTATTTTTCGATTACTGCTTTTCTTACTTTCGGATTTTCAGGAAGGGGGATTCTTAGTTTGGGTCTGTTGCAATATCAATAGACTTTGTAGCAATTAGTTGCCATAAATAAACTACTGTTGGTCGTGTAAGAGCTTTAACTTCATCAACTGTTATTTTTATTTTCTCGTCATTATTTGATAAAAACTCTGCAAGAAGTTTACATTGGTCAAATAGACTTCCGCCTTCTTCAATCTTAAGCATTTTTTCAAATTGTAATATATTTATATCTTTAATATTTAAAACTTTTTCTCCAAGTTTTATTGTAATTCTACGGTTCATTAATTCGTTTAAGTCTATTAATTTATCCATTTTATGCCACCTCTTCTTCAATTTCAGCTAAGAAGTCCTTAACTTTTTCAATAGCTGAAATTTCAGCATCAATAACAAGCTCTTTATCTGCAAACTCGATACTAAAGCCATTACCAGCTTGACCTATCATTGTGAAACGGAGTTTCTTTCCGTCTTCTTTTTCGTGTACGAATCTTAATAATACTGTTTTGTATGATTTGTTACTTCCACCAAAAGTAAGTTTTTTAATTTTCTTCACTGTATCTTCCGTAAATTTTGCTGCAGAAAGCTGTGCTAATCTCTTTAAGTCCCAAGATAATACACCAGTTTTTGCAGATATATCTTCACTTTTTAAAAATCTTCTAACTAATTTGCCATATTGATTTTTTACATCATAAGTTTCAGGCTTGTATTCTACTGTAAATCCGCCCTGACAATGTCCTACATTGTTTTCGTCTTTTTCAATTTCTGTATGCGCAGGAACTGCGTTTCCAGTAAACTCTTTAACATATACTTCGCCAGCTCCGAATATGATTTCATCTTTCATTATTTTTTCTCCTTCTTATAAAATTTAACATTAAAAAACTGAGTGCTATCAAAATAATTATCATCTCTTAAAATTCCGCCCCCACTAGGCTTTATTCTTAAAGAGTAGTTATCTATTACTATGTTTGACTCAGTTTCTTTACTACATATATTTTCTTTTACGTTTTCTCTTAAAGTCTCTATCTCATCATAATCACTTCCATATATACGAACTTCTAAAGTAGCTTCATTAAGCTCCTCGTGTGTATTTTCAGTCAGATTATAACTACAGATAGGTTCTTGTTCACTCATCCCTATAACAGGGCTAAATTTTAATCCTGTGGCTTTGTCGAGGAGTTTTTTAATTACATGACTTAACACATTAATCCACCCCCAATAATCTTTTTATATCGCCTAATCCTTTTTCTTTAGCTCTAAGTAAGAACGGATTAGGTTTTTGTCCCTTAGTTACAAAAAAAACTTTTTTCCCTTTATAGATTGTTGATACTTTCCAGGATGATTTTCTTCCATTTCCTCCTTTAGCATAGATCCCTGTTCCTTGATGAACGTAAGGCGCATACTCTAAGTTACTACCAACAACTGCTTTTAACTCTCCTTTTTTCTTTGAAGCTCGACTAAAGATAGAAGCTCTTAATCTTCCTGTATCGGAAGGTGCCTCTTCTACAGTTTTTGACTTTAAATACTCTCCGGCAATTTGAACTTTTCCGAATAATATATCTTCAAGTTCAGTGCAAGCTTTATCAAAGCCACCTTTTACGTCTGATGTATTAATTTTTATATCTACCACATTTCCACTTCCTTAAGCGATACTTGAGCCAGCCTGTTAGAATTATCTACATCTAACACCTCATACTTTTTATTGTCTTGTACAAGTCTAAATTTATTTGCTTTTAAAAATTTAGCATAAGTAACCGCATTATGAGTAGTCTCTGTATGTCTATATTTATCTTTACTAACAAATTGACTAGCTTGGTATATACTAACATTAATTTTATTTTTTCGTTCAATCCAGCTCAATTTTTTAGCGCCTGAGGGAGATTCTGTTTCTTTAAGTTCAAAGACTTTAGTTGATACCATTCTACTGTTTATGCTCATAGTTAAGTCTCCTATAGCTTCTGAGCTTTCTTTTAATTCGCTCAGGAATATCCACACAATATCCTGTAGATACCCCTGAATTACTTTCATTTGTTAGACCCTCAACCCCTAGAGTATTAAATCTAAAAGCCATTAAATCTTTAATTATAGACTCAATATTTAATTTGTTTAACTCTTCCTCTGTTCGGTGGGTAAAGTCAATAATATCAGAAATGGAGTCTTGATAAAGACTTTCTAAATCTGCTAACTCCATTCCTGGTCTTTTTTTCATTTCCTCAATTACTTTGTCTTTATCAAGCATTTCTATCTCCTATTTATCTTTTTCTTTAGGTTCTTTAGGTTCTTTAGGTTCTTTAGGTTCTTTAGGTTCTTTAGGTTCTTTAGGTTCTTTAGTTGCCTTTACAGGTTTATCTTCAAAAACTTCAAAGCCTTTTTCTTCCATTTCTTCTACTAATAACTCATCAACATAAGTTTCAGTATTACCTTTTACCATTAAAATTTTACTCATAAATTACCTCCTAAGCTTGTACGTTAAACGCTATAGCTTTGCTTCTCTTGTTCAAGATGAATACATCTTCAAAAGATTCTTCAAAGTACAAGTATTTACCCTTTGAGTGTGCTGATGGTTCTTCTAATTGAGCGAAAGCATAAGAAACTGGAGTTAAAACTGCATAAGGATGAATCATAAACATATTAATTTGTTTTGCTGTTACTCCCGGTTTAGCTCCTTCATCAAAGTTATAAGCTGTTTTCATTAAAGCTGATGGAACAGATTCAATAGTCAACTCATCTATTCTTGAGACCTCTCTACTAATAACTCCTGTATTACCATTTAATTCAACAGTTCTCATAATAGATTTAGCATTTTTAATTAGTTTCTTAACTGTTGGTGTAACATATAAGATTCTTCCTGTTGCTGGTACATTCGCTTCATCCATTTGTTCCATGAATTTATCAACAACTTCTAATACATTATCTACTGTTAAAGCTGTTTTATCATCAGAACTGCTTTCTAATGCTAATTTTAATTCGTGAATTTTAGAAACAGCATAACAGTCCATTTCAGGGAATTTTTGTTCTTCGTTAAATACTTTTGTAGCATTTTGAATAGACATAATAGTATTAGATTGATTAACATCTTGAGGATGTATCATTGTTTCCCATTCTCTATGATTAGTAAGTGTTTTTACTTCCCAATCATTGTCGTGATTTCTTGTAAATCCTGAAATTGTGTCTCTATTACCTGCTTTTCTTCCTTTTGTAGTAATTACAGGAATTTTAATAGTTTTTGCATCCACAACTTTATAAGTTGAGTTGTTTGGTGTGTTATATAAAGCTCCAAAGTGTAATACATTTGGGAAAGCTTGAGCTAAAGCCTTTCCGTATTGTTCTGCATAATTTACTGCTGCCATAATTTAATTCTCCTTTTCATTTTTTATTCTTGTGTTCCTCTAACACCTGTAAACCCAAAATCGAAACTATTTGAATTTCCTCCGTCTGGGTTAGCCGGATTTTGTCCTTGAGCTTCTGGAACAAATAGATCATTATAATTTTCTTTAATGCTTGCAAGCTGTTCATCTAATCCTTTAATCGTTCCATCTTTCTCAATTGTTAATTTGCTTTTATCAAACTTTGCGGATAAAAGACTTGAATGTTTAGCATTAGCTTTACTTAGCGCTTTTTCGATGGCACTATCTAGAGTCATATTTTTTATTCTACCTTCATAGTCATTTGTAACAGTTTGTATTCTGTTTTTTAACTCATCAATATCAACACCATCAAAAGCTTTTAGCTTTTCAGAAGCCGTTTTATTTTCTGCTGTAAGGTCTGCTATTTGAGTATTTAGACTCTCAATATTTCTGCCATATTCTGCCATTATTGAGTCAATGGCTTCTTGTTCTAATCCTAAACCTTTTAAAAATGTTCTATTCATTTTTCCCTTTCTCTCTACGCTTTTTACGAGGTTGCTTCTCGTGAGTGCTTATCATTATACAGTCGTAAGCTAACTGAATTTTACATAATAAAAAAGCAGTTTAAAGACTTACTCAGGTCGTGTCCTAAGGTTATGTTAGTACGTTATTTTCAAAAATAGCTTACTAACTGTGTATTAAGTACGATATTTTTGAAAATAACGTACTAAAAAAGACACCTTTTACAGTGTCTTTATATCTATTATAAATTGTTTTTTTTAATAAACTCTTTTGGAGTTAAATTATTGTTTTTTTGTAAATTTTTAATTAATGCTAATCCAATATGCTTTACAGTTAAATTATAATCATCTTTTAGTTTATAATCAGCTCTAAACACATTAGCAAATGTCTTAACAGCATATTTATCATCCGTGAATTGATACATTATTTCTTTTGGATATAAAAAAGCAATAGAATTTCCGATTTTTTTTATATCTTCTTCATCCATTTTTTTTAAAAAACTTATAATATCCTCAACCTTTATATTCTTTTCAATATAAATATCTAAATTTATATTTTTTTTATAAAAAGGTTCTAAGTATTTATCTTTTATCATTTATAGCCTCCAATTTAACATTTCGTACACCATCAGAATCATTAATCTCTAAAACTTTAAATTTTGAACTTCTTTGAAATAAAAATTCTTGTTCTTCCTGTATGTCTGAAAATTCTTTAATAAAAGCTCCATTTGTATATCCTTTTGGAACAGTTATTTCAAATTTATAAACATTATATCCTTCTATAAAATCTTCTGTTACTTCTTCTATTAAAGAAGTAGATAAAAACCCTTTATCTAAAATCACTTCTTTTCCTAATATTAAATCTTTAAAATATTCAGGTTTTCCAGTTGTTCCTCTATAAGTTATAAAAGCTTTCTCCGTTTCATATCCTTGTAATGCTTTTTCAAGTTTATTTCCTTTTTCAAAATATTCATCAGCTCTTAATTTTACCCAATATAATTCTTCAGGATCATTATTAAAACTTTCCATAGCATCAGTAATGTATTTGTCATATCCCCTTCTTGAAATATTATTAATAGGCATATGTTCAGACATTGTATAATAATTTATTATTTCTTTATCTTCCTCAGATAGGTTTTCTTTCCATTTTTTATAAGTTTCTTGTTCATAAAAAAACTTATCAATTTCACTATCTGACATATTACTATATATTATATCATTATCTTTATCTTCAAGCAAAATTTCTCTATTATGAAGCTCATCTACATCTACATACGGTACTAAAACACATCTACAATTAGGATGTCGTGGAAGTATTGGAGATTTGTCTATATCATGAATTTTATTGTTATGGACTTTGCAGGTGCTTGATGTTCTTTCATCAAGAGTAACTATTTCTTTTACTTTAGATATACCACTATCTTTCATATGAGCTAAATTAATATCGTTCATATGGTGCATAGTTTCGGTTCTTATAAGTCTTGCAGAATTAGAAAGACCAGACCCCATACTTTTATTAAGTTCCATTGCTATTTGTGCTGTAGGTTTACCGGTTAATATTCCTTTTTTAACCTGAGTATTCAATTCTCTTTCTAACTTTTTAGAGTTTCTCCAAATTCTTTTGGAAAAGTTTGACCCTTTCCACTCGGTCTGCATTAACTTTTTAGCTAGATCCTCGTTGTAATTTATATCAATACCTAAGCTCTTTCCTGTTTTTTTTACAACATCTTCTCCAGCATTTAGTATTATCTTGCTTCCTTTATTTTCAATCTTTTCTCCAAGACCTTTTAAAACATCATTAAAGCCTTTTTCCATTCGTTTTAGATGTTCAGCTTTATAGAACTCAGAACGACTTATAACTCCGTTCTCTTCATATTTTGAAGCTATTCTATATAACTCTTCAAGTATTTCATCAGTTGCTTTTTTGTATATCTCAATAAGCTCCTTTTGATATTTTGAAGTATCGTTATAAGTGTTCCACAAATCATTAGCTAACCTTTTTTCCCAATATGAATTATTCTTCATTAGTATCAATCATCCCAACTGTATCAAAAGTCTCTTTAGCAAGTTTTTCTTTCTCGTCTTGAATATCTCTAACCCAAGGATGATTAGCAAGTATTGTATCTGTGCTTACTAATCCTCTTGATGAATTGCAGTTATTGATTATATCCGTCTCATTCATTATCATATCTCTGTTAAATACAATTTCTACTTTCTCTCTTTTAACAGCATTATTAGTCTTTTCTAAGAATAAATATATAAAATTAATAAGGCTGTTAAAACCTCTTGAAAATTCACTTTCTAGTTGATTTGCTTTTAGCTCTAAACTCGAAAATAGAAACATAAGTGCAACTCCTGAAGGTGCAGCACCAAACCTGTCTAAATTCTTATCTACCGCTTGTCCGCCTTCTAGTATATCTTTTTTTAATTGTTCGTAATGTTCTCTAGCTGCATTTATATCCATCTGCGGATTAAGTGTGGTTACATCACTCTCATCATCTGCATCCAAAACAACCGCTCTTTTTTGATATATATACTCTAGAAAATCATCTAAGCTATCTCCACTATATCCTTTTAATACAAATATTAGATTCTTAACTTCTTGTATATAGTTTGCTACTTCTGACCTTGATAAATCATAATTATCTATCAATGATTTAACAAACTTAATATCCGGAAGTTCTTTTCTGTTGTTTTTAAATGCTATCCACGGAACTAATCCCCAACCTGTATCAATACCATTTAGTTTAAAATGCCCCATCTTAACCGGATTAATTAATTTTCCATTTTCAAGTCTGTAGTAAGTAACATCATTAGGAGTCCAAAGCTCAACATTTGTTACAGTTTCATATCTCCCAAATCTATACACTCTCACATCATAATATCTAATAACATATTCAAGCTCTGTATGAGTACTATCAGTCCACCCAGGTATTATCTGTTCACTATTTGTTACAAATAACTTAAATTCTCCCTTTTCATTTATGTAAGGGTGTAACCATGCTATCCCTTTGTTACTAGCTTCAAACCCTAACGACTCTAAATCATAGTTAAAATTATCACCTAGCTTATCTACAATTAAATTTGTAGTTTCATCTGTTTCGGCGTGAATACTTGAGTCTTTGGAAAACAAATAGCCTATTTTCTCATCTACCATTCCTTTATAGTTAGCGTGTGCTAACTTTGAATTAGCTTGATAAGTTTTTTTGGTATCTGATTTAGTTAATATATCATTATCTACAGAGTAGTACTTATCTCCAATCCTCATCCACTCTACAATCTTTGAATGTCTATGCTCAACGATTAACTTCTCTATTCTCTCTTCATCAATCGTACTTTTCTCAAATGCTAATTTCATATAGCCTATTCCTTTCTTCATAAAATCCATAACGCCCATTATTTTAAAAACCTCATTCCGTTACCTTTTCCTTTTCTCCAACGTTCAACTCCATACCTTAAAGCAGCCATTGCATCATCAAAAAAAGCAACTGGCTCATCAATATATTCGCCTGTCGCTTCGTCTTTCTTCCACTTCCATTGACTTATTTCTTTTATGGTATTTACACAAGAAGGATGTATAAAAATCTTTCTTTGCTTCAACCAGTCTATTTGTGTTGCTTGATATTTTTTGGCTGTTGTCTTTTCTTTTTTTACTTTTCTTGCCCTATATCCAGCTTTCTTCCAAGTCTTTATCCTATCCGGTTCCGCAGAATCACAAAACATTTCTACATCTTTTGGAATCTTTCCATCAGCACAATCTATAATCTCAGAAGTATCTTTGTTGTATAAATATATCTCTTTCAAAATATAAATATCATCATCTTTAAAGCCTAATAACAAAATAGCATTAGCATGATTAAATCCAAAGTCCTGTCCAAGCGCTACATCATCATAATCATCTATGTTAGTAGAAATATCACTAGTGGTCCAATTGTTTAATATTAAGCCCCCAATTTCTCCCCAATCACCTTCACCATAGATTCTATATCCGTCAGGATCCACTTCCTTACGTCTTACCATACGTTCTTTATATGCATCATCTATGAAGCGGTTTTGTAGATATGTTGAATGGTGCGTAAGTACATTCTTATCCGCAATATCAAAAAAAGTCTTTTTTATCCAGTGTGATTTTGATACTGGGTTAAAAGTAAGCCTAATTTGGTAGAATTGCCCTTCTGGAAGTTGACCTCTCAAACGGTCATCTATGATTTCAAAATCTGCTTGAGTAAGCTCTGTTGCTTCTTCAATCCACACATCTGTTAACTTTCCTTTCTTGAAAGTTATTGATTTTAGTTTCTCTCTTTGCCTATCATCATTCATCCCTCTGAATATAATTTGATTCCCGTTGGCCCTACATTCAATTTTAAGAGGGCTTTGTATGAATTTGAAGTATTTATCCGCCTTGTCTCCAAACATTCGATATATCGCACCTGATAGCTCTGCGTAGGTGCTATCTCTATTTGTTATGTCTGATTTCCTTATACAAACTAAATTTCTACCATTATCTTTAAGTAATCGAAGTATATAATTTTGGGCAGTGTCTACAGATTTCCCAGAACCCGCAGAACCTTTCATAACGATATACCTTTTATCAGAAGTATTTACACTTTTAAAAATAGGGTTAGCCTGTATTCTAATCTCCATAATCTACCTTTACATTTAACTCCATATCTACATCAGCATCCAGCTCTACCTTATCTGTAAATAACCTGTAACGCTTACCAAGTAGTTCTGCAGCTTTTAATCTATCTTTTGCACCTACTTCTATATGACGTGTGCTCTGTACACCATCACCAATCCCATACAGCACCTCTTCTTCAAGCTCACCTCTCATCACAGACGTTAGATACTGCAATACTTCTTCTTGTTTAGCTATAGCTTTATTATCTAATTCTTTCAATCTTTCTTCAATGTAGGATTTTACGCCACTTTTTGCCACTAATTTATAAGCATTACCTCTAGCATACTTTTTACTATATCCAGCAATTACCGCTGCTTCTTCCGCGTTGCCACTGATGATATACTCATCAGCAAAACGTTGTTGTTTTAAAGTTAATTTTTCCATATCATCAGCTCCTTTCTACATTGACACTTCCTAGTAATACAAAAACGGATATAATTCTATATCCGTTCCTGCTTACAAAATATATTATTAAAAGAAGGTGCTCAATGCACTAATTTCACATTATCATTATAACACGTTTTTTAATGTTTTTACTGACATCATTTTGACATTTCATAGTTTTGCTTAACAATCTATTTTACCATATTGAAAACATAGCATTTTATAAATTGCAGTATTAATAATTCTATAAACTTGCCTTTCTTCATAATGCATAATATTACTTAATTTAACTATATTTGTATTTTTAAAGTAAAACTCTTCAATAGCAATTTTTTCGTTTTTTTCAAGAATTTCAAAAGCTTTAGTAATTGTTGAATAAGTAAATTTATTAATTTTAAGTTGTTTTTCTAAAGCAACTGACTTTGCTAAATAGTTATACATTTTATCTTCTGTAGTATTATAATCACTACCTCCACAATTGAAACTTTCTGATGAAAAACCTTTTGGATCTAGTATACTTTTTAAAACCTCTATTTCATCTTGAATTCTAATAATTGAATTTTCAATATTTTTATAGTTTTTTAATTGATTTTTAAAATCTTCTAAAAATGGATTCTTCATTTATTCCTCCTCCATAACAACCGTACAATTATGAAAAGTATATCTCTTTCCGTCTATATCAAGTGTAACTACTGTGTTTGTATGGTCTTCTATAATTGTTTTTCCATAGTATGTGTTGATTATATTTCCACTTAAACTATAAACTACTATTTTTCTGTTTAATCCATTTTCAGTTATTTCTCTATCAGGTTTATTACAACTACTTAAAAAAGTCAAAATTAATAAAAATAAAAATGTTTTTAATATTTTTTTCATTATCCCAACAACTCCTTATTCTCATATATATTGCCTGTGACTGTATACTTATAGCAATCTGTTATGTTTTCACAAACCTCTTCTCTCTTCCAGTGAATGTAATAAGTATAGTCTGTTTTATCAAACTCTATTGTTGCATAATCCCAATAGTCATTTTCAAAATTTCCTTCATCAGTTAAAATAGCCCCTTCAAAAATTTCTACTCCGTTTTTGTCAAATAATCCTGTTGACTGCATTATTTCAACATCTTCAAAGTTTACATAACAGTTAACAAACCCATTACGATAAATCATTTTTTTGCTATCAAAGTCAATATATGATGCATTTCCTAACAGTTTGAGTTTTTTATCCCAAACCCTAAATTTTAAATTATTCATAGTTTTACTCCTCATTTTCGTTAGATTTCCAAAATACTTTTTGTTCATTTTCTAAATCATTTAACAATTTACAAATATACCATACACCCTCACAAAATCCATTGTAACGTAGTACATCTGGAATAGTAGTATTTTCATTTCTTTTAGGTTTTCTTCTTTGCAACTCTACATTTGCTTTATCAACAAATTCGTTTTTAGCTGAACTTAAATTATTATTTACAAAAATTTTTCTTTTTTTAAGTTCTTTTAAAATATTAGAATTGAGTATTATAATATTTTGTTTTAATTCTAAAAGTTCATCATCCGTTAATTTTTCAACATTTATAAGTAACAAATCGTCAACTAAATTTCTGTATCTTAAATCTCCTATATTCATTACTTAAACCTCTTCTTTTATTGCTGCAATTTTTGATATAGTAATTTTTTTATTTTCTAAAAAGAATTTTTTATCATCTTTTGTTAATGTTCCTTTTAAAATTCCTTGCTCATTTACAAGAATTACTTTTATTTTCTTACCAACATATTTGTCTAACATAGATCCATCTACTGCCATAACTCTTACACCTCCATTTGTTTTTTTAAATCATAATTCATATAAATTACTTCTGTTCTTTTTATAGAGTTTTCAGCTGTTGTATTTTTGTATTCTTTTTTCCAATACTTTAAAAAATTGTTATACAAATCATTCTCATAGCTACTTATCATTACTTTTCCTTTGTGTTTCAATAAGAGTTTTAGTAATTTTATATGTTCGTCGTTTGTCATTTCATTTTCATATAAATAATTTTTTCTTGTATCTAAAGGATATGGTGGGTCAGCATATATGAATACCTCTTTTTTGTTATATCTTTCAATTAATTTTAAAGCATCTTGATTTTCTATTTGTGCTTGTAAAAGTCTTTTTGATGCAAGTTCTAGTGTTTCAGGAAAATTATTCCAAAATGTCGTTGTTCTTGGCGACATCTTCCCTATTGAACTTCTAAATCCATTTTTGTACTTGTTGCTACATCCGAATCCTTGACAACATCTAACTGCAAATCTTCTTGCTCTTTCTACTTCATCTGCCGAAGTTTCAAAAGAACTATTATATTCTTTACGTCCATACGGAGTTAAACTAATCAGATGAACCAACTCATCCGGTTTTTCTCTTAAAATTTTAAAATAGTTATAAACTTCTTCTGACAAATCATTTATTGTTTCTATTCTTGCTGGTTTCTTGTTAAAGAAAACAGCTCCACCACCAAAGAACGGCTCCAAATAAACATCATGTTCTGGAATAAATTGTGCTATCCAATTAGCTATTCTTGTTTTACTTCCTGGATATTTTAAAACATTTTTCATTTTCTATCTCCTAATTTTTAGTGTTTTTTGCATGTGTTCTGCAGCTTTCTGAGATGTTGTACCGAATTCTGCTATAATTTTAATAGGATCTTTTTTAATAATATCGTCATACTCAATTATTTCATTATCAATTAGTTTCCTGATTAAATTAATTGTAAATTTAATACACTCTTTATCTGAATATGACAAGTTTTCAGCATCTACTGAGTTCTCATTAAAAGTAAATCCACATATTCCTCCATAGCTAAAACATTGCAAATTAAGAATTTGAGTTTTAGGTCTATATTCCAAACAAAGTCCGTTAAATGTTTCAAACTCATAATCTTCAGTAGCCCCAAAACTTTTATAAAATCGGAGGCTATCATCCTTAAATGAATTATTAATATTTAACTCATACTCTCCTAATAGCTTTTCCCCAGCATTAAAAAGTTCAGGTTTTAAAACTTTATAACAGTTTTGTTTATTAACTTTTATCATTATTTATTCCTCCTACAGTAAATCAGCTTTAAGCTTTTCTAAAAGCTCATCCTGTTTATATTTTTTTCCGTTTAAGGTTTCTATAACTCTTTCATCTACAGTATGTTCTGTTACTAATCTGTAAATCCTTACTACTTCTTTTTGTCCTTGTCTTACAAGCCTTGCATTTGCTTGTAAATAAAGCTCTAAACTCCAAGTCAAACCATACCATACAATTATACTTCCACCCTGTTGTAAGTTTAATCCATGACCCGCACTTGCAGGATGAAGTAAAAGAATTTTTATTTTTCCACTATTCCAATTTCTTATATCTTCACTACCTTCAAACTTCTTAGCTTCAGGAAATTTTGAAAGTATATTCTCTAAATCAGATTGAAAATTATAAAATACTAATATATTTTCATTTTGTGCCTGTTCCAAAATATCTTCTAAAGATTCTAGTTTTCTTTCGTGAATTTTAAAAGGCTTTTTGTCATCTCCATAAACTGTACCATTTGCCATTTGTAAAAGTTTATTTGTAACAACCGCTGCACTAAGTGCCACTACCTTATCTTTTTCTGTAACTTCTGCAACCGCTTCTTTTGCCATATCTCGATATAGCTTAAATTCCTTATTATCTAGTTTAACCTTGTAATCTATGATAATAGGCTCTTTTAAGTCTTTTAAGTAGTCTTTAGACTTCATACTAACACAAATATCTGATATTAAATCGTCTATTTTTTCTTTAGCTCCTTCTTTAAGTTCATATTCAACATACATACCTCTACTATAAGCATTAAAAAACTGTCTCCTAAAAGCTGTTATATTCTTTCCTAGTCTCTCTCCTCTATCAAGTAGATAAATTTGACTCCATAGATCCATATAACTATTAGGTGCGGGTGTTCCAGTAAGTCCTATGACCCTATCAAAAAATGGTGTTACTGTTTTTAGCTTTTTAAATCTTTTAGATGATGGATTTTTAAAACTTGAAAGCTCATCAACAATCAATGTATCAAACTTCCAATCTTTTTTTAATTCATCTACAAGCCATACAACATTATCTCTTGATATAGTGTAAATATCAGCTTCTATAGCTAAAGCCTTACGTCGTTGTGTTACTGTTCCGGATACACAAGAAACTTTTAAAGTTCTTAAGTGATCCCATTTTTGAGTTTCATCTGTCCAAGTATTTTCAGCTACATTCTTTGGTGCTATTACTAAGACTTTCCCTATATCAAGATAATCATTCATTAAAATATCAATTGCTGTAAGACTTGTAACTGTCTTTCCTAGCCCCATATCAAGAAACAACCCACATTTTTTATTCTCTAAAATAAAATCTTTTGCATATTCTTGATAGTTGTGTAATTTAAACATTTAATATATCCTCTACATAATTTTTAAAATCCAACACTTCTGTAATAGTAGAAATTAGAAAAGTATTACACCCTTTTTCTTTCAACTTTTCAAGTTGATACTCTTGAACTTTTGATATAATTCCTCTCTTAGGTTTTTTCAGCTCTACAAAAAAGATTAAATTGTTAGGGAATACTATAAGCCTATCTGGTACTCCATTATTAGCTTGACTATTAAATTTATATATTAAACCATCTAGTCTTTTAACTTCTTCTACTAATCTTTTCTCAATCATTTTTTCTGACATTCATTTCTCCTTTTTTATCCGTGTATACAATGTAAACAAAATTTTTAACTTTTAGAATATATTGTATATAAACGCTATATATACGTATATACGTATATTATTTTATTATTTTATACTCTTATATATTTTGTTTACATTGTTTACATTTTTGAGTTTTTGTTGATATTTCAACATTTAAAGCGTAAACAAACAAAGTCGATTTTGTTTACATTGTTTACACTTAAATGTAAACAAAATTTTTCTTTGTTTACATCTTTGTTTACATAGTCGTGTCATAATTTTGATATTTAGTACTTCAAATTTTTTCGTCTGTATCCTCTTTGGTTACTGTAATTTCTTCCAAAGCGCATTGGGCTTTTTTGTACTTCCCAATCAGGGAGACTTCTTAATATGTCATTAATCTCACGACTATTAATTGGCTTTAAATCGGCGGCTTTTTTACCTAAAAGCTCACACCATACCTCAAGTATGCATACACGGTCTTTTTTGTAAGTAAGCTTAATCTCATTAAACTCTTCAATATCTCTATTAGCTATAAAATCTACTCTTTCTCTTACTGTCAACTCATCCCAGTTAGCCGGATACATTGCATCTAAATATCCCATTATTAAACCATGAAGTGGTGTATCTTCTTTATGTTCTAATTGCTTTTGTTCTGATATTTCGTAAGCTTCACCAGTTAAGTATATACTTTCTCCTGAAGTAAATTTCGCATAACTTTCAGCCCATATTTGGTCTACTTCATCATCAGTCAAATCAATCCATATATCTTTTTTAGGTTCGTTTACATAGCAGTCGATAGGATATGTTCTTCTATCTCCGGTAGGATCTCTTAAAAACTGACTATCATTTGTAGTTCCCCAAAAGACGCACTGCCTAGGGAACCTTGAAGTGTTTTTAGCGTATGCAACTCTATAAATATCATACTGTCTACTTAAAAAAGCTTTTACTAGGTCTATATCACTTTTTCTAGTAGCATTTAATTCTCCTATTTCAATATGCCATACACCTTGAATGAGTTCTGCTGCTTCTTTTCCTTTCATAGTAGCTAGGTTATCTGAAAACCACCCTTTTGAAAGTTTATCAATAAAAGTACTTTTTCCCATTCCTTGCGGACCTGTAAGAGTTGGCATATTATCGTATTTGATTCCAGGAACAAAAATTCTTGCAACTGCAGCAACTAGATGAATTCTTGCGACTTCTCTTGTGTAAATACTGTCTTCAGCACCTAGATAGTCAATGAAAAGAGTTTCAACCCTTTTTTTACCGTCCCATTTTAAACTTTTCAAATAGTCTCTAACGGGATGATACTTGTTTCTATCAAAGACTAGATTTTTCGCATCTTCTATTTTGTACGCAGTTGTTAGTCCATAGTGCTTTTCTAAAAAAAGTCTAACTCCTGAGTCATCCATATCAGACCAATCATGAGATTTTAAGTCGGTCCACGGAACGTCATCTCCGACAGTAGCCCTATTTGAAAATACGTCGTAAACTAATTTTCCTTTTACTTTTGGGTCGTTCTCTAGGATGAGAATTGCGTTTTGTATTGTATTTTCTAGATTTCCTTTTTTGTCATATTCAAGTCTTAAAACCCAATCTTCATTACTATTCTCTTCATTACTATTCTCTTCTTTAGGAGCAAACTCAAAATCTTCTTCAATTTCTTTTTGCTTATCCAAATATAACTGTCTTTTTATTTCTTTGTCTTCACTTACAAATTCAAGCATCTTGATATAACTTGGATATTTCGTAGTTGGCGTATTTTCTTTTAAATCTGCATCTAAATTTGAAAACAGATGAATCCTAACTAAATCAAAAGCATTACATAACATACCACTTGCTGGGTCTGTCCCGTGATGAGAGTATGCAAACTTGTCATCATATACAACAAGCCCGTTTGAGGTACTGCCTTTAACATAAGTATATCTATCAGCTATTTTAGAAGGTATATACTTTTCATTTAGATACTTTTCAATTACATCCGATATAGCATACTTCCTACAAAAAGTACCAACTAAACCCTTTTTTTCTAGTGGATCTTCTTGCTTTTTTAACAGTCTATCAATTATTTTGCTTTGCCTGCTTGAGTGCGGCCACATTGAAGTATCTTTCCAATCAAGATAAGTTTCTTTTATATCTTCTACTGATAATAAGGAACCCTGTTGATACCTAAATACAAACTCAATATCACTAGGGCAACTTGCCCAATACATAAGTCTTTCTGCTTCGTAAGTAGTATCATCAAACATATCTATCCCAATATCATCTGCTACTTTTCTTGCTACTGCACCATACTCATCAACGTTCATTGTTTTATCTGTTGGAATTATAAGCCTTATTCTAGGCTTTTCTTCTGTGTGGCTATGTGTTGAATATATACAAAGCTCACAATCGTAAAACATAGTTATAGTGTCCCATAATTCATCAACACTACAGTTTACACTATCTAAATCAAGAGTTATAAGAGACCTAACAAGTAGATTTTCTTTTTTACGTCTTCCATTTTTAAGAGAACCTCCAACAAAGCCTCCAACATCTTTTATCTTATCGCGTTCATCTTTTTTCATCGATTTGAACTCTAAAGCAGTCTCTTTTGTAATAACTGGTTTTTGTAGCTTATCTAAAAATTCACTCCATAGAATTTCAGTATTTTTCCAATGGGTTGAGTTCCTACTTTGCCCTATAGCTATATTAAGTAAAACGTCATTCTGTACTTTCACAGTCACCCCCCCTTAGTCTTTCATATAAAAATCACATTCGTATCCATCAGCTCTAAGGGGCAGTCCCTTAGCCCAATTTATTTCTTGACCCATAATCTCTGTTACTATTTTTAGGTCATTCTTATTTTTGTCTATTTCAATGATAACTTCATCATGTACGTGCATAACTATTTTGTATCCTTCTTTATCTAATGCCAACATAGTTTCGCCTAGTATATCTCTTGCTGTAGCTTGCACAATATTTTCTGCTAAAGTCCCTCCATAAGTCTCTCTATTTATCCAGTCGGTACCTGCAGAGTTTCTTTCAGAAAAAAGAATAGTAGTAGAACCTTCAAACTTTTTGCTCTCTTCTATTCTAGGTCTCGCATAAGCTAGACTCCTTCCACTAGGAAGTTGAATGAATAGTATTCCCGATTTTACAAAAGCTTTTAATTTATTATTAGCAAATCTTACAATTGACTTATCATGAATAGCTTTCTTAACCGCTTTATCAGTTTCATACCAGAACTTTACAATGTTACTGTTTGCTTTTCTCCAAGCATCTACAAGCCCTTGTAATTCTTCCTCTGGTATCCCCATTTTTAAAGCACCCATAGATACTAAAGCACCTACACCACCTTGATATCCTAATGCGAGAGTTGCAACTTTACCTCTTTGTCTCATATCTGATCCTTTTTTTATATCTTCAACAGGTACATGAAACATTCTACTTGCTGCAGCTTCATATATCTTTCCTGTTGTTTTAAATACATCTAAAACCCAGTTTTCATCAGCAAACCAAGCTATAACTCTTGCTTCAATCGCTGAGAAGTCAGAAACAATAAACTTTTTTCCCTCTTCTGGAATTATAGCCGTCCTTAAACACTGTGATAGAGTATCCGGAACATCATCATAAAACATTTTTAAAAGCTCATAGTCTCCGTATTTTATTAAATCTTTTGCGTTTTCTATGTCTTTTATATAATTCCTTGGGAGGTTATGAACTTGTATGAGCCTTCCTGCCCAACGACCTGTCCTATTCGCTCCAAAAAACTGTATATTTCCTCTTGACCTTTCATCTGGTAATATTACATCTCTCATCATTTGATACTTAGCTGTGCTTGTTTTTGAAAGTAATGAGCGGATATTTAATACCTTTACTATCTCAGGATATTCTTTAAACTGTTCTTTAAGTTCTTCAATATTTTCTTTTGTTATAGAATTTACTTCAATACCAGAGACCTTTTTTATAAAAGATTTTATATCTTTTAGTGAATTTGGATTATCCATATTTGTAATTTTTATATAATCTTCTGTAGCTTTTCTTGTACAATCCCCATCAATTTTTATAGCATTTTGTATCATTTCTATATCAAGTCTTATTCCGATATCATTAATTTTTTGATCTAGGCTATAAAGTAGTTTTTCAGTTTCAGTAGTAGGAAATTTTTCTAGTTTCTTTCGTATCTTTATTTCTACTTCAACATCTCGCTTACAATAGTCTTTGAAAAGCTCCCAATCTTTTTCGCCATCTCCAGTAACATTTACTTTTCTTGTATTAGGTGAACAGAATTTTTTGATTAATGCTTTTCCCTCTTTCATTTTTGCTTCATCTTCTGATAAACCTATAGCACTTCCGACACTAGCAAGCCCACCATTTAAACCACAACTCCAAGCTTTAATCATAGTACATTCCCAATTCTGAGTTTCTATGCCTAAGTATTTATTTAGACACAATCGTTCAAAATGAGCATTATATGCACTTTTTACAATTGAGCTATCTAATAACATGTCTAACACGTTTTGAGGTATTTTTTCGCCATGTTCTAGGTCAATAACATTTACTTCTTCATCATCAATAGAGTAAGCAAAAAGTAAAATTCTAAAACTAGGGGAACTTACGTATTTGTAAGTTCCTAGTTTTATATCTACATCTGAATAAGTTTCAATATCTATACTTAATGGATTCATAACTATAGTAAGAAGTCATCTTCTGAGTCAATTTCTTCAAAATCAAAATCATCTTCTGCTTTAGAGAATGCACCACTTAAAGGTTCACCATCAGCACATTTTTGAATATTCCCAAGACCCGCTGCAATGCCTTTTGATACGTTGTTGAATGGATAGAAATTAACTACAACATTTGCATAACATCCACTATATACATCTTCTTCTCCTAATGATATTGCTTTTCCTGTTGCTTTGTCTTTTTCCATTCCTACTATTTGAGGAGCAGTAGTTGAGTTAGCACCTATGAAGTAAGCATTTTGATAAGCCTCATCATCTCTTTCTTCATCACCGTCTCTTAAAGGCATTTTAAGAGTTTTAGGTGTTTTACCACTCCAGTACTTTTCTTTTCCTATATCTAAAGCATTTTGAATAGCTGTTTTTATAATGCCAATAGTTTCTTTGTCATCTTTTGGGATTATAAGACTTACACTATATTTTGGCTCTTGACCTTCAAAAGCTTTTGGCTCAAAAATATGAGCATAACTTAATCTTGCATTTGCTATAATTACCTTTGTTTCATTTTTTAATACTGTTTTCATAATTTTTAAATCTCCTTTTTAATTAAAATCAAATTCATTTTCTATTGTATTTATTGCTGGTCTCTTGTCACTTTCAGGAGCAAGAGTAGGTTTACCTTCAGGCTTAACTACAAAACCCTTACTAATCTCTGTAAAATGCTTTTTACCAACTAATTTTTCTAAATTTGTAATAGTTTCTATTGCTTTCGGTTTGTATATTTGTTCTTCTTTATAATCCTCTAATAGTAAGGCATTAATTAAACCTTCTTCATCAGCAATTTTTCTATTACTTCTTCCTTCAACAAGCTTATATCCCGGAATATTTGTTCCTTTTAGTGCTTCATCAAGTGCATTAGCTTCTATGTCAGCTAGCCAACTTTGAATATCTTTGGATATATTTAAAATATTTGATATATCTTCAAGGCTAAGTTCATAGTCTTTATATTTTTTTATCTGACTTTGCAAAAATTCTGAACGTTTTTTACATTTAGCTTTGAACTTACAAAAGCCACACCAACTTCCAGGACATGGATCACTACCACCAGAATAAGCTTCTTTTGCTTTTGGTATAACTACTTTCTCGCCCCACTCCTTAAGGTCTTTTACTTTCATATCAAAACTTTGAATACCTTGTAGTCTTACTTGGGCGACTGTCATTCTAACCTTATCAATATCATATAAGAAGCCAAATTCCTCTAACGCTCCAAGAGCGTATAACATAAATTGTGGATTGTTTTCCGGTGATACTTCTACACCTTTACCAAACTTTAAGTCGATAATCTCAAGCAGTCCATCTCCAATAATGATACAGTCTCCGGTACCAAAACCATTTGGAATATATTTTGTTAAATTAAGTCTTGCTTCTATCCCCATAATCGCATTTGGGTCTCTAACTAACATTTCATTGAAACGTTCAAGACAATAGCTTGTATAGTCTTCAACTTCATCAACCATTCCTGTGTAAAAAAGCTCATCAGTCTTAAGCTTTTGTATCGTTAGAGTATCATTTTCAAGAATTGCTTCAGCTAATGCGTGAGCTAGTGTCCCCTCTTTTGCATAACTTGAAGAGGTATCCTCCATATTCTCTTCAAGTCTTGCACTTGCCGTGCAGTTTAGCCATCTATGCGCCCCACTAGCACTAAGTAACGCATGAGCTCTCATTAGCTTAACTCCTGAAGGATTGACTCAAACTCTTCTTCTTTAACTTCAGATACTTTTACATAACCATGAGATTTTAAAACAGACTTTACTTCGTCTTTCTTTCCTGATTTTGACAAAGCAACAAGTCTTTTCTTAAATTCTTCTTTGCTAATGGAAGAGTTTTCTTCTTTAGTAGTTTCTTCTATTTTTTCAATAACTGTTTCTACTTCAGGTAATTCATCAGGTAATTCATCAGGTAATACTACTGTTACCTGTTCTTCTTTTTCTGATTTTACAATCTGATTATTTTCTTCTAGCTCTTTTATTACTGCTTCTAAAATTCCTGTCTTACTTAAATGAGCTACTTCTCCTGACTCTAATTCTAAAATAAATTTCATTTAAAACCTCCTTAATATTTTTTTACATCTTGTTTTACTCTTAGTACCTCTGCACTGTTGTATTCTCCGTTTTTTACATTTTTTTCGCAGTCAACTTTTAAACATTTAAGCTTTAAGATACATTTATCAATATCATCTAATAACTCTTTTCTTGTCGGTTTCATAGTATTACACCAAAAGAGCCATAAAAGTAATTCCAATTAGTGCGACAGTTAGAACTTTATTTCTAAATTTCAATTCTTCTATCTCTTCATTTGAATTATCTTTTACGATTTCAATGATCTCTTCCTTTACTTCTACTTTTTGTTTAGAATTTAAAATATTTATTATTGAAGTATTTATAATATTGTTTTGAAGTTCATTCATCTTGACAACCTCCTTAAAATTTAATATACTTTAATTGATTTTTGTTTTTGTGCGTCGATTTTTATTAATTTCTTAGACGCACTTTTTTATTCCAGATAACCTATATAGTTAAATAGCTTGTAAGGACTAATATGATAACTATATTTACTACCATTTTTTACGGCGGAGCCAAAGTTCAAAAAGCCTCTTTGCAATCCTATTCTTACAAACTGTTCACTTTTCCCGAGTAATTTTGCTGCCTGACTTACAGGTATGTTTTTAAACTCTTTTTCAGGAACAGACAACTTTTCGTTTATAAAGTCTTTATACTTTTGACTAGGCTCACATTCTCCATTAATCCATTGACTAACTGCAGATTTACTAACATTTAATATTTTTGCTAAGTCATTCTGATTAAGCTCGTTATATAGCAGTCTTTGTCTTAGTTCAATTGAGTACTCCATTACACCCTCCTTATAAATCAAATTTAATTTGATTTAATCCTCAAAAAAAATGTCATCTATATTTTTCTTATATAATTTGCAAAGTTTTAAAGCTTGTTTCATTCTCAACTCTCCACTTTCTATTTCCCATTTAGCTATGGTTGGAAGTGAGACGTTCATTGCTTTTGAAACATCTTCTTGTGTAAGGCCAGCGTTGACTCTTGCGGCTTTTAACGTAATCTTTTCGCTCAAAATTACCACCTCCTTATTATATATTTCGTAGCTACATCTATATTATAAATCAAATTTAATTTGATGTCAATAGCTTTTATAAAAAATTTTTTATATTTTTTTAACTTTTTTTTATATTTTTCAAATTTTTTTTGATATTTTTCAAATTTTTATTGATTTTTTATAAAAAATAGTTTATACTATAGATAAAGGAAGTGATCTTATGACTGATACCGAACAAAAAAGAGTTTTTGCTCAAAATTTAAAGAGGCTACTCAATGAACGTAATTTAACCCAAAACGAGGTAGCAAAAGCAATAAATGTGTCTCCTCAAACATTTAATACATGGTGCCAAGAAATAGCATTACCGAGGATGGGAAAAATAGAAAAGTTAGCTACCTACTTTAAGGTAAAAAAATCAGATTTAATTGAAGTAAACAAGATAGAAACAATTGATGATATAAACTTTACCGGTATCGAAAGAGTAGCAGCCCGCTATAAGGGTGAAGAATTTTCCGAAGAAGCACTAATCGCTATTCAAGATTTTATAGAATATGTAAGGATGAAAAATAATAGGAATAAAAGATAGGCATGAAAAAATCAGAAGAGTTATTAAAGTTAGCAGAAGATAATAGTATAGAGATAATTGATGTTTTCATTGATGATGAAAAATTGGAAGGACTATATGCTGATAACACAGTTCTTATTAATACGATAGTAAAAGAAAATAAATACAATGAGGTGCTAGGACATGAACTTGGTCATCATTTCACGTTGGAGGGAAATAATTTATTAAAAAAACAGGAAAATGACTTACAGGAATTTTGTGCAGACGCCTGGAGTTATAAAAATATTCTCCCACTAAAAAAGCTAATAGAATACAAATTATGGGAATACGAAGAGTGGGAAATTCTTGAAATTGAAAATATAACGCATGAATTTTTATCTAATGTGTTTTTATATTATAAAAATAAATATGGATACGAGGATGTAAAAATAGACGGGTACATTGTAAATTTTTATCCGGAATTTACTGTTAAGGTTATATATTAGAAGGAGTAAATATATGAAAAAGAAAATTTTAATATTATTGTTAGCTTGTACTTTTTTTGTAGGTTGCTCATCAGAAAAAGAAACACCAAAACAAACAGTTAAAAATGAAGAGAAAAATACTAAATCAAACCCTGCACTCGACGAAATAGATCCAATACAAAAAGGTGATATAAAAGATGAAAAAGATTCTGTAGCAAAATCAAAAAAAGAGATGTATAAGGATTTAGAGGATACATACTCACCCGATGCTGATTACAATAAAGGAAAAGACAAATCTGAATTAAAGGCTCTTAAGAATTATGATAAGGTAGTGCTAGATGGTACTTATAAAGCCATAGACCAAATTATTGAAACGTGTGAAAATGAAAATAGATACTTTAGAAAATCAGAGATGGAAACTTTAAAAATACATGCAGACGAATTATTGCATCTCAAGGACAAGTGGGATAAGATAACAAAAGCAAAATAAACAAAAACAAAAAAGCTCCCACAAATATATATGTGAAAGCTAATCTGTAAGTGTATGATATACACTATCCTCGCAAGATAATTATATCATATTTTACATATTAGCACAACTAGAAAGGAAGTGCTATTTTTATGAGAAATCCTAACGGATATGGAAGTGTTGTTAAACTATCAGGGAAGAGGCGTAATCCCTATATGGTAAAAATAACTACAGGTTGGACTGATGATGGAAAACAAATAATAAAGCCTATAGGATATTATAAAACTAAACAAGAGGCAAATATAGCTCTTGCTGAATACAATAAAAATCCATACGATTTAGATAGATCTAATACTACATTAAAAGACCTATGGGAACTTTTCAAGGAAAAAAAATTGCAAAAACTTAGTAGATCTAATCAACTCTGTTTAACCTCAGTATATAACAATCACGCAAAGCCTTTGTATAATAAATTATATCGTGATATAAGGTCTTATGATATACAAGATATTATAGACAATACTCATCTAAGTTATTCTACTCAAGGTCATATAAAAAACTTGTTTACACATCTTGATAAATTAGCTCTAGAAACTGAGCTAATACAAGTTAGTTATTCTACACTAATAACTACAGACAAAACTCCAGAATCTAACAGAACTATTTTTTCTCCAGACGAAATTAAAAGAATAAAAGACAATAAAGGTAGTAAAATATATGATGTACTGCTACTGCTTTTATACACAGGTATGAGAAGTAGTGAACTATTTTGTCTAGAAAATAAAAATATAGATTTAAACGAAAAAACGCTAGTAGGCGGACTAAAGACAGAAAGTGGAAAAAATAGAATAATACCTATTCACCCCTATATTCTAGACATATTGAAAAAATATATCACCGAGGACAAGTACTTTTTAAATTTTATAACGAGAAATATCTTTTTATACGGATTTAAAAAAATATTCCCAAATCATACCCCACACGAAACCCGACATACTTTCAGAAGTAGATTAGATAGTGCTGGGGCTAATCAAAGATGTATGGACCTATTAATGGGTCATAAAAGCCTAGGTGTCGGTAAAAGAGTATATACTCATAAGACAATAGAAGAACTTAGAGACACTATTGAACTTTTAGAGTAAGTAACGTACAAGTAACAAAACGTTAATAAAAATTGAATTATCAACGTTTATTGTTTATTTTATCTTAATATATAATATATTTAAAAACTTATAATTTTTATCATTTTTGATAATAATTATCTTTTATTTATTATAATTTTATGTTACAATGTAATTGTGAGGTTTCTCACAAAAAAATTTTTTAAGGAGAGTGATACAAATGGCATTAACAAATGAAATTCTTAAGTCATTTAAAGAAAGATTTAATTCTTGTAAAACAAACAAGATCGTAGCTGCAAGTGTTGCAAAAGTGGGGTTACACGAAGCATCTACAAATCATGAAGTCTATAAAAGACATAATTTTCAGTTTTCTGATGTTACAAAAAAAGGTGAAATAACAAACCAAAAATCAAGTGGTAGATGTTGGATGTTCTCCGCATTAAATGTTGCAAGAGTTTCAACTATGGAAAAATTAAACATAAAATCTATGGAATACTCACAAACATATACTCTATTTTGGGACAAACTTGAAAAAGCAAACTTCTTTTTAGAAAGTATAATTGAAACATTAGACGAAAAAACTGATTCAAGAGTTGTTTCTCATCTTTTAACTGCACCTGTACAAGATGGCGGTCAATGGGATATGTTTAGAGGTCTTTTAGAAAAATATGGTATCGTTCCTAAAGAAATTATGCCTGAAACATTCCACTCTTCAAATACAAGAGATATGGAAGCAATACTAACTAAATATCTTAGAAAAGCAGCTTGTGATATGAGAAATCTTCATAAAGCTGGCAAATCATTAAAAGAAATTGAAGATTTAAAAAATGAAACTCTTTATACAGTTTACAATATTTTAACTAAATGTTTGGGAGAAATTCCTGAAACTTTCACCTATGAATACAGAGATAAAGACGAAAAATTCCACAGAATATCAAATATTACTCCTAAAGAATTTTTCGATAAATATGTTGGTTGGAATTTAAAAGATAAAATAAGTTTAATCAATGCTCCAACCGATGACAAACCTTACGGAAAAGTTTATACTGTAAAATTCTTAGGAACAGTTAAAGAAGCTGACAAAATAAAATACTTAAATGTTCCTATAGAAGTATTAAAAGAAAGTGCTATAAAGTCAATTAAAGCTGGGGAACCTGTATGGTTTGGCTGTGATGTAATTAAGTTTTTGGAAAAGCAAAAAGGAATTATGGACTTAGATATGTTCTTGTATGATGACATATTCCCTACTTTAGAAAACTTTACAAAAGCAGAAAGACTTGATTATCACGAAAGTGTATTAACTCATGCAATGGTGTTTACAGGAGTAAATCTTGATGAAAATGGAAAACCATTAGAATGGCAAGTTGAAAACTCTTGGGGAGATGCAGTTGGAGATAAAGGTATTTTTTCAATGACTGATGAATGGTTTGATGAATACAACTATGAAGTAATGGTTGACAAAAAATACGTTGATGAAAAATGGTTAATCGCTCTTGATGAAAAAACAATAGAACTTGAACCATGGGATCCATTTGGTGCATTGGCAAGATTAAAATAATTGAAAAATATCCCAAAAATATATAGTACAAAAAAGGAAGTGTTCAAAACACTTCCTTTTAATTTTTAAATATTTTATACATTATTAATGCTGTTGCTATTGAAACATTTAAAGACTCCATTGAATTATCCATATCTATTTTCAAATGGTCATTAGAAATATTGAGCATCTCTTCAGAAACTCCATTAGCTTCATTTCCCATAACAACAATATTTTTTCCTTCGAAATTAAATTCTTCTAAAAATTTTGAATTTTCACTTAATGTTGTTGAAATTAATCTATATCCATTTCCTTTAAGCTCTTTAATTTTATCAATATTACAATCTACAATATTTGTTCTAAACAAAGCTCCCATAGTGGCTCTTAATACTTTTGAGTTATATTTATCAACACAATTTATCGTTAAAATATCTTTAATTCCAAAAGCATTTGCAGTTCTTATTATTGTACCAAAATTACCTGGATTACTTATATTTTCAAGGCAAATTATATTTTTAGTTGAAATTTCTTTCTTATCAACATAATTTACAATTGTAATTACTCCTTCGGAATTTGTTAGTTCTGTTAAATTTTTAAATAAATTTTCTGATAATATCATAATTTTATTTAATACATTATCTCTAAATTCGAAACTTTTTACAAATTTTTCAGTACAAATTATATTTTCAATATTAAGATTTTCATTTATAGCTTCAATTAAGAGTTTTTTTCCTTCCAATAAAAATAGTTTGTTTTTATCTCTATTTTTCTTTAAAAATAGGCTCTTAAAAAATTTATACTTTTTATTTTCTTTACTATCTATCGCTTTAAAATCCAT